CTTCGGGATACCAATTAACGCACTCTTGCCCGTTCACGGCAATCGAACGTTCCTTGTAAATCCCACCAGTAAAACCCATGTCAGGCATGTTATCCCCTGAAAATGTCGCCGTAAATATTATAAACTGTTCTTGACTTTAACGCACTGTCTATATCCAAGTAAACGGGTTCCCAATTTATCTCTTTTATCGGTATCAAGGATTTAATTGCAAGGTCGGCTATATCGGGCACCATTTTTCCGAATTCCGGTGCCATTTTTACCGCCAGATTCAAGCAAAGCGCATCCTTGTATCCGGGAGGCAAGCAAACAATGTCCTGAATTGAAGTGAATTTCGTCAATTGTTTCCACTGGCTTATTTCTAACTGATAGGCTTTCACCGGAATCGGCCAAAGGTCAATTGAACCATAAGGCCATGACCGCGTAAAATGAAGGAATCGCGGGTATGTGGTGCTTATCGACTTCTGAAATATTTGCTGGTATCTGTCATTCGGGATTACCTCAAGAGTCCAATCGTTGTTGTATCCCGGCGTCGTATCGCGGAGATAGGCACCCGTTATTTTAACAGGGTTCATCGTGTTAAAATCACAAGAAGCGTCAGGCCCTATCGAATACGTGCCTTGTCCGCCGACCGTAGTAAATGTCTCATTTATGATTTGGTACGTTATCAGCTTTTGGTTTGTCCATTCTTCGATCATCCAATTGAGGACTTGAAGAAAGTCTGTAAATTCTTCAGCTTTCGGGGTTTCGGCTGCGCTTATCACCTGTAGAAGCCTCATGGCTCGCTTGATAATATCATAAACCCGCGTCATGGCAAGACGGGACCCATCATTGCAGTTATTAGTAGGCAGAGCGGAGAGGTAGACAATCGCAGTTGCCATCACCAAACCTACCGATACGCTTACGTCAAAGCTTCCGGTTCCAGCAAACACTGCGGTATAAAGCCCGTTCTGGTCTATCGTGCCACCAGTAGAACTCCATACAAACGTCTGTCCGGCAGTAATGTCGTTTCCGCTTTGATCGAAGGCCTTTGCCGAAAACTGCTGCTGTTGTCCTTTGGTAAGCGAAACGGAAGGCGGGGAAATTTCAAGTCTTGTCAAGACCACACCATAGTCTTTATAGTAACTTAATCCATAAGAGTAATTTTTACCGTAATTAGACATGATATATTCCTATCAAGCTGCTTTGTTTGCAAAATACGCGCGCGTATGCTCTTTCCAAACCTCCACATCGCCGGGACAATCAAAATCGTCGGTTTCGTCGTCTATTTCCACGCCGTGAGGCCCGATACCGTAATAGTGCATGCAAAAGTTAGCGACCGGATACCCTTCAAGATACGCCGAAAGGTTGTGGTTCATTTCAACAAGGCCGTTTTCGGCGTCATTATGAAGAAACTCACAAGCTTTCTTAAATTTGTCGATATTTTTGACCTTAAATGCAAAGCCTTCTTTGCATTTTTTACCGGTTATTTCACTTCCCTGAGTGCGCTGAAAATATGCGAAGTCATCAACGCAATAATCACAAATGGTTTCAATAGCCTGTTCGCTAAAATAAACATCACCATAAAGGAAGATTACCTTATCCTGATTCTCCCACAATGGCAAGCAAGCCCAAAACTGGTCTATTTTGTACCTATTGTTCACTGGTTCGTATCTTTGACTTCCCGGTATTTCATATGTCGTATTGTGTGAAGTAATCCATATGTCAGAAACGCCGCTTTTTAGTAAAAGGCGAACTGTCCGATTAATCAATGGCTCTCCATTAATTTCGGTCTTATGTTTGGGAATAGGCAGGCTCCAACGCTCTGCCTTTCCATCACAAAGAATTATTGCTCTATCTTTAAGCATTGTTCCCCTGCATGTGTGACCACGCGCCTTCGGTATAATAAAGCAACGCGCTGTAAGGATGTCCGGCATATTGAATTAACGATACTCCGGCCACTGTCAAACGATGTCCCCCTACGGCACTACCCCGAATAGAAATCGCCATTATTTGGTTTTCTGTCGGGTTGGTTAGAGTAACGACCAGGTCCGCAATTGCCGTCGTGCTTGGTTTCCAACAAATGGAATTATAAACCCTCGCATCCACGATAACGTTCTCGCCCGTGCTTGTATTAAGAAAAGGCGCGTTAAGACAAACAAGCGCGTTTAAATACGCGGCATTTTCAGCAACAAACGTGTCGTTGCAGACCAAACTATACCCCGTTTTGACTTGGATTGCCCCCGTTAGGGCCTGCATGGCTAAGACCTTTGTTTGGTCATAAAAGTTATTGTGCTTATGTCCTGCCGTGTCCTTCACCGACCCAACGGCATCGCCTACAATCGAATTTTCAATGTCTTTGAAGTGTTGAACTTCTAAAGGGTCCCAACCGCTCGATTCGGTTCCATCGTTTCCGGTAAAACCGGCATTTGTATACGACATATTATCGTCCTTTCGCTGGCGGCCTGCCAGGTCGCCTCTTTTGGTTTGTCTCTATTGAAACATCAACGCCGGGAGGCGTGTCTTTTACTTTCTCAGGAACACTTTCGACTTTTGGCGCAAGAATAGTGGCGCTCAACATCTGCTGTTCTTCTTCGGGTGTATTCGCTATCTTCCACACCGTTTTTTCATCGTTGAAATACACAACTTTTGGGTATGGCCGATGAATAAAGATTGGCTGTTCTTTTCCCATTACGTCCCCACTTTCAAAACGTCAAAGGGTAAATTAAGAGATTCTTCGATTTTCATTTGGAAGCCACCAATTTGACCATCGGGACGTCCGGGAAGTTTTCGCAAATAAGTATCATAGTTGCCTTCCCATTCTTTTATCCCATAGTGTCGAATTGTTATCCGTGGCTCCACCCAAATTTCGCCACCAATAGACCGCCATCGTTTGCAAAACGTTACATCTTCCCCGAATCTGGCACCCTTGTCAACACTGCACTCAAAAAAGGACGTAAATGTTCGGTCGGCGCACATCGGGTCGGCACTACGATCGCAATACATTTTGGCAACACCCGAATTTTTATATTTTTGCAAACAGCTTTTTTTAATCCGAAGAAATCCGGCGGGCACCCAATCGGCGCGTATTAATCCTGTTTCGATATTTACTTGCGGTGCTCCGTCTTCAAATGTTTGAATTTGAACACCATAATTCTCCCAGTTGTTTTTACACGGATACGCGGCGCCCGTTACCTCGAATGGCGATTTAAGAATATTTACAAAACCAACGGGGTCCCAAGCCATGTCAGAATCGATCATCAACAAGTCCGTGCCGTCACTTTCAAGGAAGCGTTCGCAGATCGTGTTCCTTGCTCGGTCAACATAAGAATCGCCGCTTAAATCCCAATAATCATAAGCAATGCCAAGCCGCTGCAAAATCATCAGTGATTGCACGAGGCTCGTTACATAAGGTGAAAAAGCCTTCATTTCGTAGAATGGAGTTGCAATAATTAATTTCATCGATCTCCTTTAGGAGCAAGGAGGAGTTTCCCCCTCCTTGCATTGATAATGGCTATGCCGTTAAACCGACACCGGTTGTCGATCCCAGCGCCGTAATGAGGGCGTTGACAGCCGTCACTATGGCATTGGCTTGCGTCGAACCGCCAAAACCCCACGCACTTGTGGACGTTGCGGCAGTCGTAGCGACAGCCGTAGGAGCAGCCGCCTGGACGACAGGAGTGATACCGTAAAAACTGATTTTCGCCGTAGTTGATCCACCCAAAGTCGATCCGCTGGGCGAAGATTCGCCAATCTGTTCGATTCCGTTTCCACCGATAGTCATGATAATTTCCTTTCAAAAATTGTGAGTGGGGCGGACCTGCCGCCCCTGATTACCGTTTACAGACCTATGATCCGGCAAGCCAGTTCTTTACGAAGCGAGAGCCATCCGTACAGAACGTCGATACGCGCAACGATGTTGTCATTGTTGATATCGTATTGCCTAACCAAACGCACGCTGATTCCGTCATAGACTTCACGAGCGGCCATATCCACACCCTTCGGCAACACAAGATCGGCTGTCGCAAGGGCGAAAGCGTCTTTGTGGAAAAGGATGTTGTGCGGATAGGAAGTCGAGGCCGTTCCGATAAACGTCAACACCGCGCCAGAAGTCGGAGCGTTCGTCACGGTCTGCGTAGCGCCACTGGTGATGATCGACGGAGAAATGCTGAGCGTTGTCGCGCTGGATACCGAAGTCGCGGCAGCAGTAACAACGAATTTCTGCACGGTTCCAGTGTCTTTGTGTGTTTCCCAATTCACCGTATTAACCGCTGTTCCAGTACTGAAATAAAACACATCTCCAGCGGCGTAGGTCAGCGAGTCTGTGCTGGAAATAACGATGGTCGCCCCGTCAGTGCTTACCGACGTGAAGGTGCCACCAGTTGCGGCAACGCGGCTACCCGTGGTGAAGCGCGGTACGTTCTGGTCCATCTTGAAGTCCATACCGAGAGCCGAACCAATGGTTCCGTTCTCGTACTGCTTTGCCAACTGCGTCTGAGAATTGAACAGACCGGACAGGCCAGCAACCGAAGACGCCTGCGCAAAAGGACTGAGAACGCATGTGCGTTCATCTTCCGGGCAAGCGTAGTTGCTCAGATATGCACTGGCGTTCAGGAACACGTCAGGGGCTTTAGCGTCACCAGAAGTCGCACCACCGGGATTTGTCCCGGCAACACCGGTCAGATTGTAGATGTCAGCCACTTTTTGCAGACCATCATAATCAATGGTCGAAGCAAGCAGCAGGCCAGCGGGCCGAATGTAACGGTCCGAAAACTCGTCAATGGTTAGGGTCAGGTCAGCGGTCGAAAAACGCATGTCGACGTGTTTCTGTGTAGAAACAGTCAGAGTTGCGTAGTCTTCCGTGAGGTCTTGAACTGCCAGGGCCGCGCCCGTTGAAACCGTATAACGATTGGGCCTGCGGATTCTCAAGGACGGACCGATTTTTCCGCTTACCGTTGCGCCTGAATTGGCGAACGAATCGTCGTACGACCGCGTTACCGCAGACGCAAAATGCAGGCTGTTATGCAGCACTCGCAGAGCTTCTTTGGTAATCATGGTAGGGGTTAATAGGGTATTTCCAGACATAATAAAATTCCTTTCAAATGTGGTTAATCCCCTACCAATTCAATTTAGAAAAGGAGGGGTAGTTAATATTTTTTACCGAGTTTCCGTCTTTCCTCATTTCGACGCTTGAAATATTCGTCATTCGGCAATTTTTCCAAATCAGTCTCAACCGTTACGCCATTGCTTACCACTGGCTTAATCGGGGCCGGAGCGCCGCTTACTTTGATTGTCGGTTTAGCTGATTTCTCAGCGATAATCTGGGCCTCAATTTTCCCCAACTCGCGGGCCGCTGAAGCAGCGGGGAGGAAATTCAATCGCTGCGCTTTTTCTGGATTTTGAGCCAGATAATAGCGAAGATCGGGACCGAGGTCCGATGTAAGTATGGCTTCGACAACAATGGGAGGTATACGCACATTGCTGGCATCGGCAATAACTTCATCGTAATCCGGCTTTTCTTTCCGAGCTTCGACTTCTTTTAGCTGAAAAGTGTTTATAACGGCTTTTTGGTCGTTTGTTGCCAAAAAATTAATAACCTTTTCCTCGACTTTGGCATCTAAAAACGCCTCGTCAGATTCAAAATTTTCGCGTTTTAGCGGAGCTCCTTCGCGTTGAACGGGCTGCTGTTGTCCACCGACTTGAGCTTTTAACGCTTTCAGTTCGGCTTCGGCAATAACCGCACGGTCAATGTACTTTTTCATCCGCCGGACGTCGTGCGTTTCCTTTGGAGGTTCCTCGACGGGATTCTGTTCAACCGGTTTTTGTTCTTCGGTGACAGTTCCTTCGGGATTGCCAAGAGTCGCGCCTTCAACAACCTTAACTGGTTTTTCTTCGACAACAGTTGATTCATTATCCATGTGATGCTCCTATGAAAGACTTGTTCTCAGCGTTCCCTGCTGGTGGGTTGGCAATGTCATTATATTGTTTCTCAGGATTGCCGACCTGGTGAAGTGCTACGGCATTATCAACAACGGCCTTCGCCATATTCGGCGCTTGCCGGACGTGTTCTTTTTGAAGATCAACCTTTGCCTTGGCGAGTTCGGTAGCGGCCCTGACTTCGGTGTCATGGACCTTTGCCATAACCGCGTCGCTCTTGTTCTTGAGTGCGGCTTGCAAGCCCTGTATCATTTGTTGCATCTGTGAATTTTGCTGCATGGTCATCGTGTGGGCCTGCATGAGTTTCTGCATGTCGGCAACCATCGACCGCATTTTTTGTTCCATGAGTTCTTGCGAATCGCCACTTTCGTCTTCACCGATAACGCCCTGCATTTGCGGATTGGCTTGAATGGCGCGCTTGAGACGATCCGCCACTTTCCCGCTTAGTGGATTGTCAAGCATACGCATAATTAAGTCAGGAGCGACCTGACCCACCATCGGCAGTTGAGGAAGGACCTGGGCAAGCGTGGTAGCGGCTTCCACACGCTTTGTCTCATACGAAGGCCCAACGTCAATCATCACATCGTATTTACCAACGGTGAGATCGTAAAGTTTTCCATCTTCTCCGGGATGCAGTTGGTTAATTTGGATAACTCGATCCGTCATATCCTCACCAAGGACCCGAATAGCGCGCGGCGTGTCGTAGATTTCAGGAATAAGATCAATGAGTATTCTACCAAGGAAATGCAGCGCCAACGCAAGGTTATCTATGAAGTGAAAATTGCTTATATCGCCTTGCCTCTGCCTGGCGACAATGGCCTTGCCTGAAGTCTCATTGCTTTGCGCTCCCATCGAAGAGTCATAAATACCAGAGACTTCTTTCATTTCCTGGGAGGCTATTTGCACGCCCTGGAATATCGCGGCTTCCATCGGCGCCGCTTCGGTACGAATGGGCGGCGGAATGGCCTGGCCGTTCACGGCTACCGGCGAGTACCGGGCATAGGCCAAATTCTTTTTATTTATGTCTTTCCATTCGGGATAATTCTCAACTTGCCCGGCGGCAACGATATACGGCATCTTCGGCGCGTTTGCGATTTTTTCCGTATACGAAGTAATCCAAAAATTATACATGCGCTGCGGGTCTTTTTGAAAGCGCGTCAGAGAGATGTAGGACTTCTTGCCCACATCGTCGGCACTTGAAAGTTCCTGCCCCAACACTGGAATAATCGGGATGTATCTGGACGGAAAATCTTTGCTGTCAATTATTTCAAACTCATTCATTAAATACCATTTGACGGTACGATCAACAGATTCGCGCTCTTTGAGAACGTTCGCGCCTTCCGGTATTTTCTTTTTGTCGTCAACCACTTCTCCGCTGTCAAGCATATAAATGGTTTTGGGCTTTTCCTCTACATTGAAGTATTCGGCCAGATAAATAAAATCTTTTTGTGTCCAATTCTGGTCTCCTATGGCTTGCTGGTCAAAGCCCTGTGTTTTTGAGTTCGGATACTTTAATTTGAATTCATCCTTGCTTATTTTTGAACGTATGAACGCATAGGGAGCATCGGAATAATCAGCTTCTTTAATCAGGTGCAGGGGAAAATAAACGCTGAACGGGTTTTCAATTCTTTGTATGTAAATATCTTGGTCAAAGCTGTTTTCATCGAGGTAATCCGTAACAACCCTGAAAAAACCAAAGCCGCAAATCACTTGATAGAAAACCGCGTTTGCAATAGCGGCTTTTGAATTGCCGTTAAGGGTAATGTGCCGTATGGCCCCATCGACCACATTGGCGGTATCGGGGTCCGTGACGCTATCAATGGGCCTAATTTTAATAGCAGGCATGTTCTGCCGAATATCATTGATAACGCGATTTGCAAAGGCTGGAATTTTGTTTATAGTAAGAGCGGGACGACGGTCGGTAACGCGCTCGCGCATGATTTCTTCAGCCCACTGTTTGCCGCCAAAGAAACCCACGTCTTCAAGGGCTTCGGCCCTAAGCGTATTGGTTGATTCCTGACATTGCTTAAAACGGTCAAGGGCAATGGCAAGAATTTTGTCGTCGCCCTTTAGCCCTTGGGTGTCAACCGTGTCTTCAGCTTTTATTCCGCCGGACTTTGCCATCACTATCCTTTTTTTGCTCGCATAGCCGCAAAATTGCGCGCCAAAATTGCTTGCTTCTTTGTTTGAGGGCTTGCCTTGCTTCCAGGCTTTGTCACCTTTGCCGCGTAAGCGCCAGTGCTCATTCCGGCGTGTTCGGCCTTGGCTTTGAAAACGCCAGGATGTTTGATAACCTCACTACGAGGCTTACCGAACAGCGTACCGCCGGAATGATTAGTGTGCCGGTCTTCGGCGTTTCGTCTCGCCATAAACCCAGCCATTGGTTCTTTTGCCATATTATTTCCCCTTCATTGCGCGGTCGATGTAACACGCGGAATTTTTTTGGTAATACTGGGCCGCTTTTTCGTTGTGGAAAGCCGCTTTCTTAAGATGCTCGGACGCACTGTTATGGTCTTTCGCTTGTAAAGAAGACTCTGCGGCGTATTGATGTTGCTTCGCCGCCTGCATGTGCCCTTCGGCATCAGGCGTCTTTTTTAAATTCTTTTCCTGGTTGTTGCGGGCCGCTATAAATCCCGCCATCGGCATGCTTGCAAGACTTTGTTTCATTTATTCCTCCAATATGCTGCAAAGATCATTTTTGTGAGAAACCTCGTCTTCGAGTATGTCAAGCAGTGTCGGCTCAGCCTCGGTGACGCCCATTCCGCGCGCCTCGCCAATCCGCTCCTTGTATCTGTCAATTGCTGTTTGTTCACCTTCCAGGTCCAACTTGAGCATTTCGGCGCACATATTCGATGTTTCTGGCGGCTGGACTTCCACCGAAGGAACACCGCCAAGCACGACAATGAGGTCGTTAAGTTTATTCGCGTGCCCGCGCTCTTCTTCGGCGTGAGTAAGAAGTTCGTTTGCAAATGCGAAGTACCAACCGGACAAGAGGGCAGCGTGTTGCTCGTATTGGATTTGAGCTTTACGCTCAAGGGCAAGATCAAAATTGAGGGCGTCAATGAAAGATTTTAGACTTTCGTCCATTTTTCTCCAAATAAAAAAGGCCCGCCTTGAACGCGCTATCTCACGGACACGTTCAAAACGAGCCTTTACAAAGGACCCGTTGCTATTTTATTTCAGAGAACTATTTAGTGCTTAATCACTTCTTCCCAATTTGGAATGTTTCCAGACCCGTCAAAACAAACGGTTAAATGGCCACGCGCTTTTTTGTCCTTGAGTTCGAGCATGCGGCGCGTTGCTTCTTCTGTTTTGTCTTTTTTGCCTTGAATCGGGCACTTTGTCACATTTTCAGACATTGTGTCTTACTGCCTTAATGATAATATATGGTAAAATGAAAGTCAAGAACATTATTTTTTACCTCTTGCATCGACAAGTTTTTCGGCAATAAGTTTGTCGATCCACTTCCACAAACCGGTAACGGTTATGTCGTTTTCTAACTGAGTTAAAATAAATCCTTTCAGTGTAAGCACTTTGCGCTCTTCGTCATCATTTAATTTTATTACTTTTTCCGAATCAATGTCATAAATCTCCATATTTTATCCTTTCTGGTTATTCAATTTTCTAAGCGACTATTCATTTTTCTAACTTAACATCAACTGGCCCTTTGGGGTTTTGCCGAAATACAATTGTGTTGTCTTTGGCGTCATCCACTGGCTTTTGCGCTTCCGTCATTTTCTTCAGGTCTTCGGCAAGCGCGAGGTCCTTGGCAAATAATTCATGATCGGGTTTAAGCTTGTACAGTTCGACAAGCACATACCGATTAGTGTTTTGCGCGTTTTCAAGTTCGCTCAGATACACCTTGGCCTCGATGCTTTTTTGGCTGTACATGACCTGTAGTTGCTTGGCGATACTGGTAAGGTTGTCAATACGTTTTGCTTGGTCTTCAAGCTTATTTACTTGTGTGGCTTTGCTCATGATTCTCCTTTTAGGGTTAATCGTTTTTTATCATGTCGCGTTTAGCATCTTCAAATGGATCTGGGGCAGAAAAGGGCACATATTTCTGCGCTTCCCTCAGCAACCCTTCAGCCTCATTTAGTTCAGCCACCGCAACTTCGTAGGCGACTCCTACCTGTTTGCGGAGTTCCAGGTCGTTTGGCAGCGGCTGATAGCTCATGCGCTCCACGATGACTTTCTTTTCTACGTAATCGGCGGCCAGCCGTTCTATTTCGGCGCGTTTTTCGTCAGTCATTTGGCTTTTCCTCCCATTAATATTTCTAATTTAAGATTTGCAAGCGCGTCTTTATACTGATTTTTTTGAATCTCAAACGCAATATTCACAAATTAGACGGCAAGGAAGCTGCGCGGTTTTAACCGCAGCAGAGGAATTGCCGCCGCACCTTTCTGAAAATAGTTCTTGCACACTTCAAACAAATGACATATATTAAGGATATGAAACTGACGCTTCAAATTAAGCTTCTTCCTGACGACATTCAAGCAAAGGAACTGCTTGAAACCATTAAAAAATTCAATGATGCATGCAACGCCATTTCCGAAACAGCATGGAAAGAAAAAATTTTTAATCAGTATAGACTTCAAAAGATAGTTTATCGTTCGATCAAGGATCAATTTAATCTTACTGCACAAGTTGTCGTTCGTTGTATTTCCAAGGTTTCCGATTCGTATAAGCTTGACAAAAAAGTTCAAAGAAATTTCAAGCCACTTGGGGCAATTACCTACGATAGCAGAATACTTTCTTATAAGGAATTTTCCGTTTCTATCTGGACTGTTGATGGAAGGTTGAAAATACCTTTCGTATGCCATCGACCAGATTGGCTTCCTTTCGTCAAAGGTGAAGCCGATCTCGTTACTCGACGGGGAAAATTCTTTCTTCTGCAAACGGTAGAAGTTCCCGAAGATGGCATTAAAGATTTTGAGGAGTTTCTTGGTATTGATTTTGGAGTGGTTGATATTGTAGCTCTTTCCAATGGTAAAAATGTTTCTTCCGAGTGGATAAATAAGTATAGGCTGAAAAGAGAAAGTGTTCGTGGTTCTATTCAACGCAAAGGCACGCGGAGCGCAAGGCGGCTCCTGAAACGGCTTTCGGGGCGTGAACGATCCACAGCTACTCTTATCAACCATACTCTCAGTAGGCGCATTGTTTCTGAGGCGAAGATGGAAGGTCTTGGTGTGGCTGTAGAAGATTTGAAAGGAATCAGAAAAGCCGCAAACAAACTTCGCAAAAAACAAAAAGGACTTCGGCACAAATGGAGTTTTAACCAGCTTCGAGGAATGCTTGCCTATAAAAGCAAACTGGCAGGCATTCCGTTTGTTGCTGTTGATCCCGCTTACACCTCGCAGATTTGCTCTGCTTGCGGAGAGATGGGAGATCGGAAAGGCAAAAACTTTTCTTGTAAAGCCTGCGGCAATACTATGGACGCGGATACAAACGCAGCCAAAAATATTGCCGCTCGTGGGCGATCTGTAACTATCGCTGAAAAATCGGTTAAAGAACATAAGGTTCCTAATCAGGTTTAAATGCCACGCGGCTTTAGCCGCAGTGGATTGTTACCCCATCCACATCCCTTCTTGTTCGGCGCGTGTGCCCGAAAATCCTTCGGGGTTCACATATTCGTGCGTACCCTTCTGTTCGCGCTGCGTAGGATCATTGTACCGGAAGTCGGCAATAGTCGCATATGTCAACCTCAATGTGTCAGAAAAATCTTTATACTTTTCTGCTTCCCGCTCACTACCCTCTTCCAGCCGATGGTTCTTGAGTGCTTCAACAAGGTTCTCGCATCGCGGCGATATAAATAAATTCGGCTCATTATGAACAGTGATAGGCACCAGATGATTATACTGAAAATCCTTGTGAATTAAATCCTTTTGCACGTCGATAATTTTTTCCGATGGCATGTCAAAAATCACGCCGCCATTTTCCTTCTTGGCAAATTCCCCAACCAACCCCAATGTTTGACCGCTGAAGTAATTGCTGGCTCCGCTTCCCTTGGCAAATCTCGTGTCAATGCCGCGCTTCACTATTTTTATTCCATAACTCCCCGTGCCATCCTGCAAATAAATTTCCCTTGCCATATCCGCCAGGGTTCCGGTAAACAGTATTTTTTTTCTTGCCTCGTGGAAATAAGTTCCCAACGTCGCTTTCGTCGGCCACTCCGCATAAATCCACTTCCAAAAGTCTTCCGGCCACCGCATCCGCGTATTCTTCGGTATCACAGCCATCCACAAACACGCCGGGTAATAATGCTGAGCCGGATCCATCGCCATAAAGCAATTCCCCCGGTCCGCCACCAACTGCATTTCAAAGTCCCTCAAATGCACCTTAGTCTCGAAATCCGGCCAGACTTTCCGTCCATACCCTATCGGTTCCCCGCCCCAAATATTTTTAGCCTCATGGGGCCGCATCGCATAATCCTGGTCCTTCTCCTTCTTCAATTCCTCTGGAAAAAACGGGTTTCTATCCCAATTCACCAACCTCACTATGGCATTTTTCGGCGCGTCCGTCACAAACCTTTTATACGTGGCATCATCCGTGTACTTTGTGTTAAATCTTATCCAAACCTCACTCCCCGGCTTCCTGATTGTCGGCAAAAGTACTTGCCAGCTCTCATCGCTCACACTCTCTGCTTCCTCAACGTCCGCAATGTCTATACCCTCCAAACTCTTTATCTTATTCACGTTCCGGTAAAGCCCGCTGAATATAAACTCACTACCATTCCTCCCTAAAATACTGGTATCAGTTATCGTAAACCAGTCCTGTAATCCCAACAATTCAATCTGGTCACTCAAAAGCCGGTGTATGCTATCCTTAATCGACTGCTGAATCTCCCTAAGACACACTATCCGCGTCTTTGCAGAGTACGCCCTTGCCAACAGCGCCCTTGCATAACTCCACGACCGACCCGCACCCCTACCCCCGTAACAAACCTTATACCGAGCCTTCTCAAACAAGAAGTCAAACGCCTCAGGAACATCCACCTTAAGCGTCCGAACCTCTACCTGCCCCAATTCCTCAACCATCGGCGTAGGCTTTGCCCCAGGCCACGAATCGCATGCCTTCGGAAAGCGCGGGTCACTGTCAGGAGCCGGAGCCTCATTCCAATAATCAGGAGGGCCGTCTTTACCAAATGCAGCCATTGTTTATCACTCCACTAAACATTCCAAAAATTACCCGCCGCAAATTTTGAAACAAGCCCCCGGTGGGGGTCTATGGTTTACCTGACTTTAATTTTTTACCACAATAGGGACAAAAAAACCAACCCTGTACACTCGTCATAAAAACCTCAAGCATCGATCCACTAACACCACCACAAGTATTGCAGTGACCATCCCATTGATTAAAAGATTGTGCAGTAACTGTGGGTTTCTTAGCATTATAACCTGCCACAAAAGACTCCTTCTCGTAAACATTAGGATAGTAACCCAGATGTGCCATATTATAGTCATCAAAATACTTTTGCAAAGCAATGTCAGACGGAGAAAGTTGTTCGCAAACTGTGGGTCCCTTGATATGCGGGGTGGGGGTAAGGCCAGGCCCCTGTGACGGCCCTCTAATTGCTTGACCATCTTTTTCAAGGCCCTCCTTAGACGCTGTTCGCTCATGTTCAACGCTCGCCTGCTTGCTCTTGCTTTGCTTGCTTGCGAACCAGTGCATATTTACCCTTGTGTTATGACTTATTCCTAAGCCGTTTAAGCGTATTCCGAACCCTGCTTCGTCTATCTTGCCTAATGTCGGCAGGAGTTAGTTTATATTTAGTTTCAGTGTACGACAATATGCTTTTCCAGTCAAAATTTATTACTGGTTTTCTTGGTAATGGTTCAGGCCACCGAATCGGTTTGGCATGCTTAGTGAATTCTTTTTCTTTTAACCATTATCTAATATATCTCTAATAGTTTCAATGCTTTGCGTTGAATGATTAACTTGCGCGTTTAGGTCAGGCTTGACTTCTATTTGATTTTGCGAGACTTGTGGTAATTGGGGTATAGACTTATTATTGTTATCGTGCTTTATGAGGGTGATTTCGATCCGATCAAAATTGGAGTTCTCATTGATGTTCTCGTTCTTGTTTATTGGTTTTCCAAAAGTGTGGTCATACACGAATTGTCTAACAATCCCTTTATTCGCCTTGAAATCCTCAATTAATGCATTATTGATAGTTTCCAGGCCGAGCAGCTCGATTAATTTTGTTGATGTTGATTTAGCGCCGCGAGGACGCCCAGCACTTGGATTTTCTGAGGAAAACGGCATATTCAGCTTAATTTTTATTATTTAAAGTGAAAATTTCACATTATTTGCATATTTTAAATCATTTTACTTAACTCTTGCACGATCTGTACTATGATGTTGCATAATTGCAACAGTGATGCATTTTTGCAACGTTTGGATACAAAGCGATGCAGAAATGCAACTGTTTATTGAATTGACTTGTTTTTGCTTTTGGGATGTATTGAGCAACTTGCAGACCTTTCCCGGTTTTGAGCATCACGGAAATGGTGTTTATGACTTGAATCGGTAATTGTGCCCGACTTGAGTATAATATACACAATGCTTTAATCGCTGTCAACTTTTTTGTTTTGATCGATGCTGATTTAGGCCGGGAGGTTTTCTCGCGCGCCTTAATGCCCGGCGCTGATATGGAATTAAGCGGCATTGCCCTGACAATATTTTATCACTTTGTAAAAATATAAATGACCAAGGCAAAAGTCAAATACCACTTGTAAACGTATTGACATCGTTATACTACCATTACGTAAACCTGTAGGAAGCGGTAGTATTTTCTGGTTGGGAAAAATCTTGACAAATGCCCAGGAAGCGGAAATTTTGTTTATTATCATTTTGCTTTAGACATTGTTATAACTATGTG